AATCTAATATACTTTCTTGTTTAGCAGATACATCTTCTTCGTAGGTTATCTTCTCTTCTTTGGGAGGCGTAACAATTAACATGTTATCAATAATATCTAGGCTAAGATCAAGAATTACAGGTTTGCTTGGAGATGACTCAAAAACGCTAACAGTTGTAGCTTGATATGGTTTATTAAGAGTGACAGTACCCATAGCTGTAGTTACCAGTATCTCGCCACTAGATAAACCTAAAGCATCAGGTAATAGTATTATAAGGCTACGACCTAGCTCATCTACTGTAGCTGTAAAGTCTGTGCCTCTTATTGCTATATTGGCTGTAGGAGTTTTAAGCGTAATATTTTGTTTATCTATACGGTTTAAATTGCCAGTAATAAAGCGTGCTGTCCCAAGACCAAAGGTAATAGCCATTTTAGATTTGCTTGGATCAGGATCGTAAATGTATTCATCTATTAATAATTGTGAGTGTTCAGTTAATTTTACAACAGAGTCATCAAGAAATGTTATAGCCATTCTGCCATTAGTAGTTATGGCTTCATCATTACTTTGTATAGCAAACTTTAAGTTTGCATCGTAGGGTTTGTCTCTTACTATTTGGGCTGAACCGTTTAGTTCAGAAATGTCTCCAATATCAACAGCTTGTGCTTGTACCTTGATCGTTTTGAACGACACAAACAGTAGAAGCAGAAGTGCCAGAGATTGACATAATTTTGAGCCAGTCATTATCTTGGGTACTCAGTTGTTGAATATTAAATGTTCTCGAGCCACCTGTATGATCTAAGTAGAAATATCCACCTGCTGAAGCATTAACCCCTGTACCTGTATAAGTTACTGTATTATCAGAACCATCTATATCCATATAGTTGGTAGCACCATCAATATTAATGTTAGATGTTACTGTGTTATTAGATCCCTGAATAATCCAATCTAAATCTAGTGATGCAGCTATTGCAGTTGTACCTTGGTTTAAAGTAAATGTATTACCACTACCAGTAACAGCTACGTTTTGATTAGAGCCATCTGAACTGTAGGTATCTGTTGGATCTACTTGAATAGTAAAAGAGTTTGTACCACCAGTAAAGTTATATAAACCTGTGAAGTTATCTGCAAATATATCACCAAGAAACTTATTAGTTGCACCAATCATGTTGATGTCTAAAGTCATAGTGTTTCCATCCAAATCAAAAGCATTAACGCTTCCAGCCGTTGAATTTAAACCACCAATAATATTAGATATACCTAATTGTTCTAGGTCTATATTCGCACCAGTACCAGACTGATCTACATATATTTCGTTGTCAGCCGCGTAACTTGTCCATGCACTCAGCATCACAAGTAGGCTTATTAATTTCTTCATCATTTAATTTTACTCCTTGATTTTGTTTTTGTAAAACCCAATATTTTCTGTTATAACCTATTTGCACCAGTTCAAGGACAGCACCTTCTATAGCTTTCATCAAAGCTATGGTAGAAGATTCATTTCTAGCGTTACCTAATTCTATTTCTACTAGCTCAGTATTAGCCTCAATAAACCTAAATACATCTTCAGATTTACCATAGCTAAATATGGTCTTTTGACTTAATACTTCTAACAATACTTCGCCTGTAGCCACAGAAACCATACGTAAACTAACAGTTATATTATCTTCTCTGTATTGCACGCTATTGCCAATACCAAGATACCTAGCTCCTACGCCACCAGACTCTAAATTAGCTTCGTAAGATATAACAGCTCCTTCTATTAAGATACCTGCAAATAATAATGGTCTAAGAGCTTTGTTTTTATCTTCTTCTGTAGCTGTTTGTTCTCTTGCTGACCTTATAAGCTGGCGTTCTTTAGTAAGATTATCTAAGCCAACTCTTTCTACAACTCTAAAAAAGTTACCGTCTCCTGCGTGTTTTAAAGCTCGTATAAGTAGTGCGTTTGGTTGCTGGGTGATAGCTGTAGAAAATAAAGCAAACTCGCTGTTGCTTTTTCTTTGTCCTGTTTGATCTGTAAATGCTGTAGGGTATACCGCTACTACTGGACTAACTTCTGGTATTGGTACGTTTTTAAGTTCTTTAGACTGTAAATCTTGTATAGATACTACATTATTAGAACTATATCTTTGTTCGTATGTATCTTCGTATTGATCAAATATAGAACAACTAGAAAGTAAAAGTACCAATAGGTATTGTGATTTCTGTAACTGTGCCATCTGCTTCCGTTATCTTTAAAGTTAATGTTACGCCATCGCTAGTATACTCTATAGTATTACCTTCTAATGTTATGGTTCCAGAACTTGATGGTGTTTCGCCAAATAAGTTATTTACTAACTGTCTTGATAACTCAGCATATACTCTTGATTCTAGGTTACGCATAAATCTTGCAAGAGTAGAGTTTTCTTTTTCTCTTTCTATCTCATCCTGTAAGGCCTTAATCTCTTCCTTAATGGTTAATTTTCTTGAGAACTCTTGGTTTTCAATCGTAAGATAGTGTGAGCTGGTACCCATGCCGTTAAAACTAGGTGATTTAAACTTATGAACTATTTGGTCTGCCCAAAGGTTTTGAAAAAATATTCCTACAAACAACATAATTCCAATAACTACCATAATTTTAGTTATTAAAACTTTTTCAGCTTCTGCTTTATCAATCTTTTCTTTGGTCATCTCTATCCGCCTTTGCCAACCTATCGGTGTGCATTAGTTGTGGTACACCAAGTATAGTCTTGAGAAGTGTATCTTGTCTAATTATCTCGTTGTCTACGGATCGCACTCTATCAATAAGAGCAACCAAGATACCGTGTTGTGAGTCTAGTTTTTGACCTAGTCTTTGTTCTATTTCTGATATTTGAGCAGAAACTTTTTCATCAAGTACATCTACTTTAGTTTCCATGCCATCAATAATTTTATTGATCAGCTTCCAGATAAATAAACCTAAACCTATAGCTGCTGCTATTGGAAAACCAACTTCATTAATTAACTGAACTACAGAGTCCATGTTATTTAATAATCACCCCATACTTTAGCTTTTTTACCACCATGATATTCAACTGCATGACCTTCATCTATTAACATTTGACAGATATCTTTGCCATCTTCTGTGTAAGGTATGCCGAGAATACGTCCATATTTACCTTTACCAAGTGATTTAACTTTAAAACTACCGCAACATAACTCACCAAGCCTAGCCTTTGCAGCTAGACCTAATTTTTTTTCAGCAAGATCACGTGTCCTAGATTCTGGAGTATCGATCCCATGCAGACGAACTCTTTGTTTATGTAGCTTTACATCAAAGCCTAAATCTAAAATACAATCAAAAGTATCACCGTCTACAATACGGTCAAGTGTTGCGTTATAGACAAAAGCATCTGGTGATTTTGCCATTATGCGTCTGTGTTGTTTATGTTAATTTTAGCTTTTTTCTTTACTCTTTTAGTAGTATAAGCCTCATTAACATTTGGAGTAGATTTGTCGTCAGCAACATAGTGACCTTTTTTATTTCTTGATCTTACTTTAACTTTTTCAGTGCCAGTAACTTTATCCCAAAATTTACTAAGAATACCCATACTACTTCTCCTTTGCTTTACCTATATTTAAAGCTAAAAGATCTACAAACTTATAAAGTTTACCGATCCACGCATCATCTTTAGGCGTTGGCGTACTTGCTGCTATTAAACTAGCAACTGTAACTATTGTAGTAACCCACATAATAATATCTACCATAATATTTCTCCTTTATTTTGATCTGCATCGCAGACTTATTTTATTATAGTGTAAAAAGGCAATTATTTGAAATAAGAAGGCAAACCAATCATAGGTCTACCATCAAATTTATTTTGTTTAGCATCTTTACTACTTGCATCGTTGTAGTGTAAAAATACCTGTCCACAATCTTCACCTTCAAAAGGTTCTCTCCAATGTTCTAAATCACAACCACGATACATTAACATATCACCTGGGTTTAAATTTATTTCAATATCTGGTTCTATGTATATTGACCAATCATCACCGCCAAGATTCATAGTAGTAGATATTTCACAAGAGTATCTATCTTTGTGTTTTTTTAACTCGTCACCCTTTTTATAAATTCTAGCGTATGAATATGTTTCAACAAGGTTAAGTTCTGATTCTTTTTCCATAATAGGTTTTACTTTTTGTAGCAAAGTTTCCATCACAATATCGCTATAGTGTGAATAAGTTTCAGGTACTTGTTCATCATTCCAAACTCCAAAGTATTCGGTAAACTGTGATATGTATTTTTCATCAAATAAATGCCTAGCTACTTTTCTTTTATTTAAAAAATATTGATAACAAAAATCTGCTAATTCTTTTGATATTGCACCTTTGATTACTTGGTACTTATTTTTTTTAAAACTCATTTAAATGGGTATCCTAAATTCCAGCACACTAACGAGTGTCGTATACCTTTAGTTACAGGCTTAACTCTGTGCCAAACAAAAGAAGGAAAAACAATTACACTTCCTTTTTTTCTAATTTCTTTACATATTCTTGGTTGAGAGCCTTCGTCTGTATTTCTAAAATCAAACTCTAAATCTCCACCTTCGTATTCTTTAGGGTCAGTGAGTGATACAGTCATACTAAGTTTTCTTTGCTTACCATGAGTATTTATATTATCTGGTTGGTCATAAGGTTCTTCATGTGAGTCGCAATGCCAGTCATAAAACTGGTCTTTTTTGTATTCGGTAAACTGACAAGCTTCTGACCAATCCCAGTCAAAATTCCAATTAGCACTTGCATTTGCTTGATGTATGTAAGGTTGGATTTCGTTATATATCCATCTATCAGATATCCATACTACATCAGATTTTCTTTTCTTTTGTATATTTTTAATTTCTAATTGGGTAAGGTTTTCGGATTGAGAATAACCTGTAAGAGCCATTTCTTTATCCTGCTCTTTACCATATTTTACTATTTCATCACAAATTCTTTCTGGTATAACTGATTGAAAGTACCAGTAATACCATTTAAGATTCATTTTTTGTTGCGTAAAGAATTTTTAGTTAGTCCAAGTACCAGCTTTTACAAAGTCGTAGACTTCATCTAAACTCCACATTCCAGATGCTCCCGATACGAAACTAACTTCGGGTTCTTTGGTAATCACTACACCAGAACCTCCATTTGTTGATGCTGGGGCTGCTGCTCCAGCACCTCCTGCTCCTACAGTTATAGTATAGTTTGTGGCACCAACAACAGTTAATGTAGATTCAGCTGAAGCTCCGCCACCTGATGCTTCGCCTGGGACAGAAGATCTATAACCACCTGCTCCACCTCCTGCACCAAAGTCTTGGAAAGCAGTAATATTACTAGCCCAACCACCGCCACCGCCACCTGTATTAGCTGAACCAGCAGAAACCGTATTAGCTGGATTACCTCCGTTACCGCCACCTCCAGAACCTCCAGAACCAACATTTCCAGCACCGAAATAGTATTGACCTGCACCACCGCCACCAGCTCTTGTAACTGCTGAGCCAGTTATTGATGATGCAACTCCTGCACCTCCAGAACCACTTGCATAAGTAGGTGCTCCTACTCCGTTGCCACCTGCTGCACTAGCACCTCCACCTCCACCAGATACGTCTGCACCTAACTGGTTTGCTCTTGCACCGCTTCCGCCATTAAATCCTTGATTGGCTGTTCCAGTACCAAGAGCAAAACGACCTCCTCCGCCACCAGACCCTCCAGGTTGTGTTCCAGGATTAGGTGTGAAATAGCCTGTATCACCTCCTCCGCCGCCAGTTGAGGTAACAGTTGTAATGGGAGTTCCTGCTATAGAAGAGTCCCCACCTCTAGAACCAACAGTAAATGTTGGAGCTACAGGATGACCTCCGCCACCTCCACCACCTGCAATAATAAGGTATTGTAGTTCTTTTGTGTGTGTTGCTGTGGTTAAAGTTCCACTAGAATTAAAAGTAGTTATTACCGCACTTTGTGTACTTGTTGTTGGGTCATTATCTGGCCCAATAATTCCTCCATTACCATCTGACATATTTAAACCTCTCTCCATTCAAGACTACTTGCGTTCCAAACATAGTCTGTTTCTATTTCTAAATTTGCACCTGTATAAGTTTTACCTACCCATTCTTGATTAGGTTCATTCCAAGATATTGAGACGGGATTAGAGTCAACTTCATTTACATTAGGATAAGTTACAGGTGCCTGCCAATCATCGTTAGAGTCTAGCGTCCAAGAACTTTCATAGAGATCATTGCCGAAAGGTTTTGGTAAAATAAATTTGTCTTTTGTTGCATCATAAGTAAGACCTACACCCGCAAATTGTTTGCGTTGATTACCGTTATAAGAAGTTTGTTTCCAAGCAACACCATTTTCTGAATGAGGTAAAATATTAGAAACAAAAGTTTCTGCTTCAGATGAATAATCGCCACCATTAGCAGCTACATCCTCGTTAGATATTACTACTACTTGTATTACTACGTTGCTGCTGTCAAGTTCTGCAAAGTGAGCCATATTTTAACTCCTTATGCGTCACCTAATATTTCACCAGAAGCTACATACTGTAAATCACTATTAGCACTAGCTGATACTCTTAATAAATCTGTTTCATCTAAATAAATCATACGATTTTTATCTATAACAGTTAATGTTGAGTCTGCTGGTACAGATATTGTTTTTGCTATGTGAAAATAATTTGAGCCATTATCTCTAGATATTTCTACAGTTACATCTGCTGCATTTGTACCATCTACATTTGATATTAATAATGTATTTAATTTAATAATTTCATCAGCAGATACATCTATTATGTCTGTTGCTGAAGTTGTAATTGCTCCACACAAATTAAATCCTGCAATGGATGTTACATTTACTATATTTACTGCTGCCATATTTTTCTCCTAAATTATCCGAATACAATAGCCATGGCTATAGCTTTACCTGTTGAGGTTTTTGTATTGAGCTGGGTTTGTATGTTGGAAGTTACTCCGTCACTAAAGTTTAATTCTGCTGCTGTTGAAGTAATAGTTGTACTTGCAATAGATAAAGCATCTGTTTCTAAGGTACCATCTATATCTACATTTCCTGAGATGTCTAAACTTGCTGCTGCTATTTCACCACCAACTGTAAGTGTAGTAGCCATGTCAACTGCACCATCAATGTCTACTACATCTAAATTTGTAGTACCATCTACGTCTATATCGCCAGAGATGTCTAAAGCTGTACCGATTAGAGTTTGTGTTAATGTTATTTGGCCATTAGAAGCAATAGTCATAGCATCTACATCTGAGGCAGATCCTATTGTTTTACCATCACCAATAATAAGATCATCAGTTAATGTAACAATACCTGTAACACCTAATGTGCCACCAACTGTAGCGTCATCTGTAACTGTTAAATCATCTTCTACTTTTAGATCTACAACGTTAAGACTGGCAAAAGCGTCAACCATTGCCGCACCAGACCCTGCTCCGTCAGAATAAATTAATTTAGTATCTCCAGCAGGTATTGTTATATTAGCTCCACTACCTTGAGAAATAATTATGTTTTGTGAACCAGTAGTACCGTTTTCTATAAACCAAAGTTTTGATACGGTATTAGGGGCTATGGTAATAGTACAAGCACTATCAAGAGTACCTGTATATTTAAGATATAAAGATCTACCAGGATCAGTTGATCCATCTGCTATTGTGGTTGTATGAGTGTCAGCGTTTGTGGTTATGGCCTCAGTACCAAAACTAAACGCTTCACCTATAAGCTCTAGGTTAGTATTTGTGCTTGTGCCCCATGACCCTGATTCATCACCAGTAGCAATTTCTTTTAACCTAAGATCATTTACGTATGTTGCCATGTTTATCTCCGTTCAAATTTATTATAAGTTGTTTTTTTATAAAAGTTAAGCTACTTCTTCCCAATTAGGAGTTTGTGCTTCATCTATCAAGCTCCAAACAAATGTAGATCCTACTAAACCTTCTGCTTGTCCTAGTTCAGGTAATATATTTGCTTTGCAAACTGTAGTGACTGTTCCTAAAGCAGAAGTACAAGAGACACCAGTTACAAAAACGTTATTTACTGTACTGGTTGTGCTAGTGCCTAAAGCTGAAGTGCCGCTAAAACCAGAAACTGATAAATTATTATTACTAATCGGCGTAACCGCTCCTAAACGTGCTTCTCCATCTAACCCAAAAGGAGATAAATTGTTGTTTGTTGATAAAGTTGCTGTACCTAATGCTGACGTACTATTTAAACCACTTACTGAAATATTGTTTACTGAAGTTGTTGTAGCCGTACCTAGATTACCTGCTGCTAATAAAGTTGTAGGTGTTACGTTAGCTTCAGCTTGAATGTTTACACTAACAGCACCTAAACTAGCAGTGACTCCACCTACTGATACTATAGCTTGAGCATTTACTGCTGCAACTGGTGTACCTGTTGATCCTGCTGCGGGTGCGGTTATTGAAAGAGGAACACTTGCTTCACCATAAGCGAGTTGACCCCAAGTACCTCGACCCCAGCCGTTAAGGAACTCAGCCATTTTAAGCTATACGTATAATCGCTGTGCTTGCCGCTGCTGCTGGAAAAACTATAGTAAAGTCGCCTGCTGTTGAAGTTTTATCTCCACCAAAATCTATAGTTGCTACTGACTTATCGCTATTGGTGTCGTTATAAATAAGACAACCTCTAGCTGTAACAGTTGCTGTACCAAAAGTTAAATCTGCAAAATCAGTAAAACCAGTAGTTCCAGAACTTGTCGGTGCAACTTTAGTTAAAGTATTACCGCCTGCTGTGTAGTTAGTACCACTTGATTCTTGTGAAGTTGAATAAGCAGTTGTAGTTGCTCCCATAGTGGCAGAACTTGTGAATAAAGCAAGTTTGAAAGCATTACCATTAGTTGCAAAATTGTGTGTTGCAGTCAATAGTTCTTTTTTAAAACTTGTAGTTAATGTTGATGTAATGGCCATATTAAATACCTTTAATTATTTTTGCTATATCTTCGCTACCTTGACCAGATAAATCTTGTATCAAAGTGGCTTTATAAGATTTTAAAGCATTTTTTATATAAATCAAACAAACTTGATAAATCATCTCTCTATATGCTTTAGCTTGTTCTTGTATATAAGGATCTTGGCTTTCACTATGGCTTACTATTTTATCAGTAAGTCTTTCCGCCCAAAACTCTGGAGGATGTCCACCATAATTAGTAGTTTTTGCTTCTATAATGCCTAATCCAGGTATTCCTGCTGGTGTTATTTTATCTACCATTTGTTTGGCTCGGGTGGTTTTAAGTGTGAGTCATTTCTATCTATTAACACAGGTTCATGTACTTTTTTTGTTATTTTTAAATTATTTAATCTTTCAATCTTTAAACCTTCTTCATCAGATATTACTACCAAAGGATCTGCCAACCTATGATAACCATATAACTTTTGTTCTGGTGTTACGTCTGTATCTAATAACCCAGATGTGCTTGCTATTTCTACTCGCATACCTGCTGAAATACATTTGCTTAACCAAAACTCAGTACAAGCTCTTCCTGCTTCTGCAAAATGTAAGTTTTCTTTATATGAAAAATCTACACCAAACATTTTTAAAACAGCAACCTCATTCCATAACGCAAAAGCTATTGCGTAGGCAACTGTATTATTTAAGTAATAGCAGTTAGTGTCTTTGATTACATTCTCTATTGGATAATTAACTAAACCTGGACAACGCTTATCTAATTCGCATGTATATATAGGCCCTTCATGTTCTTGTAACATCTTAGCCATCATTTCTGTTTGACCACCAGCATCATCTGTATCTAAAAACCTAGACGCAGGATCCATCATAAATACTCTATCATGATAGATAACACTAGCCACACCATTTATAGCCCATACCTCATCAAAGTGAACTCCGTGTGATTTTGCTAAATTATAATCAAACCAACTTTTGCCAAGACCGACAATAGCTATAGTTTTACCTTTTAGGTTTTCTACTCTCTCCATCTTCTCTCTCCTTAAGTGGTAGCGTTTCTAATAGAATCGTAACGATATTCGTCTTTTCTTCCTCTAGCCTCTGCTTTGTTTTTTAACCTTGCAGTTTCTTGTTGAAATCTATTTTCATATAAAGCTAAAAGATCAGTATCACCTTTCATAAAAGTATATGCTTCATATAAACATCCATATAACAATGCGTTTCTAGCATTTTGTGATAACCATGTTCCTGTTGTATCAGTTACTAAACTATTAGGTTTGTATAAGTAATGTAACTCTACTGAATAATCTGCATCTGGAATTGGTGCTACAATTAATGTAGATCCATTATTTGAAGCAGTAGATAATTCTTTATCAAAATCTCCATAATATTTTGGCAATCCTCTTAATGATGTGTCTGTAGGATCAGGAGTATATTCTCTCATGAAGCTTCCATGTTTTTTTTCTAAGTAATGATAATCACCACTAGCGTCTATAACAGCTAGTGAAAAACTTAAATTATAATCTGTGGGTGCTGTTAGATATGTATTTCCAGTTGTTAAAACACCTGTTACATTTTTTCTAAAAAAATCAAACTGTATTAATTCAAACAATCTTTCTTCTGTATTCTTGATCATATCGTCAAGAGTAGATACAAAAGTAGTCTCTTCGTTTTGTACGTAATTTTTAATTAATGTTTTTAACTCTGATAATGTCATACTGTTATTGTAACCTCGCCAAGGGAACCTGTCATTTCATATCCTAATATCTTAGATCCTATAGGATCAGCTGTCATTGAAGAATTAGAATTGCCATCATTTGTGTAAACAGCTCCATCTCCTAATTCTACATCATTATTAGGTCTAGGTTTATATAAAGCTTCTGCATCTGATACGTGTGGTAATGGCTCAAGCTGTGGATGTTTAGGTTCAAAACAATCTCTACATGTTTTTAAACCGTTCCATTCTTCTCTTAGTTGCGACAGTTTGTATTCAAATCCACATCTATCGCAAAGTGCTCTTGCAAATTTACCAGCTGCGTAAGCCATTTTAGTATCCGTGTCTTAAGTATGGTGCAATTCTAAATGAAGCACTATCTTCGTCTTGAGATAGAGCTCTTTCAAATTCATCTTCATACATTTGCTTTAACATAACAACTCTCTCTGGTGCTTTCTTAATAGCTATGTAATAAGCAAGACCAGCAGCGAAGCAAGGAAAAAACCTAAAAGGCATATCCATTGTATTTGTGGCGGTGTCGGCATCATCCATTCTCACTAGTTTATTAAAGACTAATACATCTGTACTATTCTCTGGCGTAGGCCATATATTTAAAACAGGACTTACTTGTTTATCAAGAAAGAACTGAGTAGGTCTAGCTTCAGTAGACTTGGTTGGAATATTTAGATATTCACTTCTGCTGATCTTAGACATTTGTAAATCAAGGTTAGTTCCATCAGTATCTCTTCTAATGGAGCAATCTAATATATCAATAACATTAGAGTTTAAAGTATATTGGTTAGTGCCTTTAGTAACTGTTTGAGTTGTCTGTTCTATAGTCCATTGATTAAGACCACGGTTAGCCCATTCAGCTAACATAAGATTAATAGATCTTTTTGCTGTTTTTAGATCATAACCAGTACGAAGTTCTAATCCACATCTTTCAAATGCTTCTTCTATAAACTCAGTTACATCTGGCTCAAAGTTTGTACTACTTGATGTTGTCATTTAATCTTCCTCTGGAGCATATAAATTATTAAATGTTATGTTCGGATCCATATAACTCTCATGTTGTTCTGCTGAATGCGTCCATTGAGAAGGCATAAAGTCTGGTGCTCCTTCTCCAACACGCCATAAAGCAGGGTTCGTAGCTCTTACTCTGTTATTAGGTAAAGCTACAAAGTTACCAGTATACTCACCAGCGTCTGTTAAATATAACACATGTGATTGCTTATGTTGAGCAGAATCATCAGCTATTGAATTTTTTGTGTAGTCTACTGTAAATAAATATTTTCCTGTATAGAACTCTCCACCTATTTTACATATCCAAGGAGATGAACTAACCCTATCTAAAACTACAACAGAATGATGATGGCTTAGACAATCCCATGGTTGAGCTAAATGATCTTCCATAGGAGAAGGCCATTCTTTTAATGGTATATCTGCTACTAAAGCTTGAATAGGCATTCTTGCCCACATAGCACCGCCATGAACATTAGGTGCATCTTCTTCGTTATCTATTTCGCAACCTGTAAAGACTACTTGAAACGATAAGGATCTATCTGGAATGGTATTAACAGCTATAACAAGAGCATGTAAATACTCTCCGTGATAATTACTATGGTTGGCTGTAAACTCTTTTCTCACCCAGCATTTAAACTGCGGGATGTTTGAAATTAAATATGACAAAACACTCTCTCCTTTGTTTTTGTAAAAAATTTATTATACTTTTCCGCCTTTAGACATGTACTTAGTACCCTTCATAGCTCCACCTTTTGCCATATATTTAGTGCCTTTCATTGCTCCGCCCTTAGACATGTATTTAGTACCTTTAGAAGCTGATCCGCCTTTGGACATATACTTAGTGCCTTTAACCATACCACCATTAGCATAGCCTTTGGTTTTTTTAAACATAATTTACTCCTATGAATATTTAGTTTTTTTTCTTCTATTGTTCATTACTTTACCACAACCTCTTGCAATCTTTCTAACCTCTCCGCCATTCTTAAAAGATACTTTAGCTTTTTTTGTGTTAGCAACAACAGTTTTTCCTCTAGCTCCAGCTGCTTTCTTTTTTCTAGCAGTTTTTGCTCTTTCTGATTTACTTAAACTTTGTGCTTTTGCTCTTGGTAAACAACGATCTGGATTTTTTTTATTCTTGCTTGTACCACATTTACCTTTAATAGATCCATCTGTGCCTATACGAACCCAGTCTTGATTAACCCATTCTTTTAATTTGCCCATTAAAATCTTTGCCTGTCTTGTCTAGCCTGTCTGCCTCCACCTACAAGTCCGCCATCTTTCATTTTCTTTGGTTTCTTTTTTGATCCTTTGGCATAGTTTGGATCTTTACAATACTTAGACGCAGCCATGTTTGCATAAGCTGAGGGATATGTATCAAATGTTCTTTTAGCCCATGCTTTTCCTTTCGGACATATTTTAGCCATTAGCACTTCCACCTTCGTCTTGCTTGACGTATTCTTGAATTAGGATCATTTCTTGTTTTAGCAGAGCTACGCTTTAATTGTCCTGCTGATCTTGCACAATAAGACTTTCTACGTTTTGCAGCCTTGCTACCTTTTTTAACTTTGCCTGTTACGGCTGTTTTTAATTTACTACCAGGATTTTTAGCTCTATAAGCTTTGACTCCTTTTTTAGTCATACCAGCCCCACTTTTGGTGGGGCGGTAATTAGCTGATTTACCTTTGGTAGTTCTTCGTATTGGTTTAGATTTTACTCTTGTAGCCATTCATTAATAGTTTTTTACCATCTCTAAAATGATATGGTAGGAATCGCCACTACTATGACCAACAGTAGTAAAATCAATATCTCCAGTTACTCCTGATCCTGCATTATTTGGTATGCCTGTAAATGAATCATAATACTCATCTCCAGTAGCATCTGATGGTATGTGTGTAAGTAAAACATTTGTTGAAGCATCAAACTCCAACTTAACACTCATGCCAACAGTCATCCACCAAATTTTTGCAATACTTACAGAAGTACAAGCTTGACCAGAGGAGTTAGCACTTAAAGCTGAAACATCAACTTTTTTAACAGCAGCTTCACCACTGCCATCGCTGACATTAGTAAACCGCATAATTGCTTTCCTATCGGTATCTTGTATGGTTTGAGAAGTTACTGCATCTGCCATAATCTACTCCTTATGCGTCAGCAAATGGTGTTACTAAAGTTCCTGATCCTAAAATAATACCTTCTACAGCATACTTAGCAGAAGCCATAGCAGTTACTTTTACAATACTACCAACTAATCCACCTTTAGTTGATCCATTCATAGTAATAACATCATTAGATGCAGCTGAAATAAAAGTTTTACCAGTATTGTCATCTACGCCTGTATATACCCCACCAACAAACTTATCTGTTCCATCAGTTAGAATGTCCATATCTGTAGCTGCGGTTTCTACAACAAAGAAGAAAGAAGCTCCTAAATTATTTAACTGATTTGGATCTGTGTTATCTCCAGGATCTGTTGAAACAATACTAGGTAAAGTAAATTTACCATCTGCATCGTTACAAGTAAGAATTTTACCTGCATGAGAGTCTACTGTTAATGTAGTGTCAGCCGTTAAGCTAACTACGTTTGCATTACCTGCCGAAATAAATCCTGCTAAAGATTTTATTGGGCCTGAAAAAGTGCTTTTTGCCATAATTTTTCTCCCGAAAAATAAGTTCTACTGTCTTGGCTTGTCTGCTAGGTCAGTCTGTAGAACAAGTTAATAAATCCTAGTCCTTCGATTGTATATTAGTTTGATCTAAAAAAAAAGGGAGCCGAAGCTCCCTTTAAACAATCAGTTAAGATTATGCACCTTGAGATGCAAACACTGCTCTTGGATTTGAGAATCCA